TTGGAGGCGGTTGACATATCGAGGTCAACCAATAACGCCAGATCATCCTCAACAATATTTCCCGTTTCACGACGGATTCAGGACATATTCCAACGCGATTTTTGGGCACGAGTTCAATCATGGCAGCAATTGCACGTGATGCCAATGCCTTCCCTGGATGGAAGGATATGGCGGGCAATGATTTCCATGGGGTTCAGGACTTCCGTGATGCAGGCAAGATGCTTGTTGGCCCTTGTGGACACAAGCAGAATGTCATGGATGTGGTGTTCTATCGGCTGTGCAGACGATGCATTGGCTTGGTAGGGCTCCCCACGGCAGGGACTGAAGGCAAGCACGCGCTTGATTACGAAACTGAGGACGAAGAGGAGGACGAGGACGAGCACGACGGTGAAGACCCAGAGGGTTTTTCTGGGACCAGACTCGGCATGCAATTGCAGAGGATGGATGAGGGAGAGGATATTGATGAGGCGCAAGCCGGACAATATCTAATGCCCCTCGTTGAAGCGTTGGGTGAGGCCAAGGAATCCAAAGCGGAAACTTTCGTTGAGAAGGCTCAACGATTGATTGCGCAGAAGGCTACTGTTGCCGGAATCGACCGAAGTGGGAGCGTTGACGCTAGTGAAGAGTTGATCGACATTGGCGGAGTGTACTACAAGCGCGGAGAGGCGCTGGCGTACATTGCAGAGGCAAAAGACACCCCTTACGAGCAGAAGTGGATGGATTTGTTAGAAGGGAAGATTACATCTTTTGAGATGAAAGATTCTACTCTGACTATCTTCCAGAAACAGAAGCCCGTGAAGGCTGCGTTTGTGCAGGTGCCTGCGCAGACCGACGACCATGTGTGTGTGACCGTACCCGGTCGCACTGTGAACAGTCGTTTCATTGGCACCACGAAGGATGAACGCGACGCAACGTTGTTCGCTCGGAATGCGAGCTACTCGCAGTTGTGCCGTGTTTTGTTCTACGTGCTCTCCATTCTGCCCAACCAAACAGCGTACCAACTGCTGCGTGGGGCGGGCGTGGTCCTTGGCAAGGTCTCGAAAGCGTTGTTGCTCTCGTTGGCCAGGACTGCAGTTCCGCGACTCAGGGACAGAACGCTTCGGAATCTTGTGCTAGTTGCGATGGTGCTTTCGGGCACCAGTGCGGTTGCGGATGCGCAGCCGGCTGGCCATTTTTCCCCTGAAACAAGAAATTTCACCAATTTTGAGCCACTGCGTCAATTGGTTTTTACCAATTATACTTTTGTCAACTTGGGCAACACAACTTCGGTTTCGTTGCATAATGACTCAGTGGTAATTGTCAGCAGGCCTTTCGAGGAGTTGCTTCAGATGCACTTGGAGGAGTGCCGGAAGCTTTATTCCTGGGAGAAAGATTGTAGCCAGCTGGCGCAACAGTATGACGCCTATTACGGCTATCGCCGGGTGTACTTTGAGACCCCTCTTGGCAATTTTCATGGTGTGGTAACACACACCGTTGATGTGTTTGCTGACTCGGCGACCCAGTTTTTGATACTGGTTTTGCGGCTGGATGTGGCGCTTGCGATTGGATGGTTTTTGGTTTTCCTTGTGCTGGTTTCAACGATTGCTGCGTGTTACACAGGTTACCGTGTGACAGCAGCGTTTTTGAGTTTTGTTCGCTTGCGTGGTTGGCAAATTCGTGGTTTTTGGCTTTTGCGGCCGAAACCTATCGTTTATGCTAAGACAGCTGTTGACGCTGGTATCACAAAGTGGCATTCGAGCACAGGAGACCACATCGTCTGGGAGACCCCGAACGGAGGTTTGTTGAGGATCCCGACCGCGGAGTTCAAGAAAGCTTTGGACGACAGTAAACTGCGTGAGCAGCTTTCTGTCAGTCTTGAGTCCCCGAAAGAGGGCTCGGTTGCTACGCTTGTTCATGAGTGGCCGGTTGGAGCAGTTCAACTTCTGTTTGTGCGGGACGGTGTATTGATGGACAATGGTGGTGGAGTCAGAGTGGTCATCAAGGAGAAGGATTATCTGGTTACTACGGTACATCAGATTCATAACCAAGGGACTGAACTCTGGTTACGGGGCCCTGTTGAGGAACCCGCGCTGAGGAAAACGATCAACCCCAGCGATTTCATCACTTTTGATTCTTTTGAGCTCGTTGTTGTGCCCACTACTGGTGCATGGCCGAGAAAGGTGGCCGCTGCGAAGCCGCAGCGTCCGATGTTGACTTCTTTGGACAACATCGTTGGCACCTTTTACGGCATGGTGAATGGTAAGCTCCATAGTTCTACTGGCAAGATAGGGAAACCTGTTAAACCAGATATGGTGCCTCACTATGCAACCACGTACCCAGGTTGGTGTGGATACCCAGTCTACGTCGGGAACCAATGGCAATTTACCCATTTTATGGGAGTGAAGGGGGCGACCTCTCCCAATTATTGCCTGGCTTCTGGTTCTATTTTGAGCGCGTTGGCGAGTTACCTGGAACGAAAGAACCTGGAGGACTCCGACAAGTGGCTCACAATTGATATGATGATGGACTTGCGGTTTGTAGCTAAAGACAGGCTGGTGGAATTCAACTCAAATGAGGGTGAGATGCGAGTGTACAATCCGAAATCCGGTAAAACGTGGTTTCTGGATGGTGCGCAAGCTGATCGCTACAAGTATGAGCGTGATCATGGCACCTTTGAGAAAGGCAACTATGACCACCAGAGTTTGGATGAACGTTATAATTCCAATGGCACAAAGTTTGATTCTGCTGTGGCAAAGTATATTTCCCAGCAACAACGAGAGAATGCCCAAGAAACAGATCCAGAACTTCGCAAGGAGAAGGAGGAGAAGTACCAAGATTATCTTCATCAGCAAGCAATCCGTGGAAGCGGTACAGCTGCAGCTGAGCTTGGTTATGAATCCGCTTTCGAGTGTGTTTGTGGTTCGCGAGATGCCAAGCACGCTTGTTCCACCAAGAAGGATGTGTCAGCAATGAAACCTGAGGAGAAGAAGAAGCTGCGAGAGCAAGCGGCTGCCCAGGTGAAAAACTTACCACAAGTTGCGGAAGTGCCGGATGAGCCGGCTACCCCGCTGCCGACTACAGTCTTGGAAACTGCGAAGTGCACCCAAACTCAGGATTTTCGCCCGGCGCCAGACAAAGCACCGGGTTTGGCGAAAAGCGAGGTGCACAAAGAGGAGAAGAAGGAAGCGCCAGTTCAATCTCAGGCGCGTACCGAGGAGAAGAAGTTGCGCAAGGCCGCCAAAAACGCCGCCAAGAAAGCAAAGAAGCAAGCAGCTCAGGAGAGCAAGCGAGCGACTGCGCGTTTCGAGGGGCCGAGCGACGGCAAGGCGCGCTGGTATTCGGTGACCGATGGGCAACTCGAGGAGTTGAACAAACTCGCTTGGAGTCCTTGGAAACCAGTGTCCAAGTGGAACCAGCAACAGAACAAGAGGGAAGCGATGACCTATCAGCGGGATGGGGCCTCATACCAGGTGCAGGAGAGAAGTTCGGTTCTTCCGGACGGAGCCTCCCTGGTGGAGCAGCAACACCGGCCGAAGGAGGTGCGTTGGTTGCCCAAGCGTTCGCAGCCGGTGCTACCCTCGGACCTTTTGTTGTCAGTGAAACCCGAGAGCGCGGGATCTCAGTCCCAAAGCAGCCCTGGGCCCGTCAGGACGGAGCCCTTCAGTGCTGGTTCGATTCTATCGACGGCAAGTACGGTCAGCCCGACTGTTCAGCTGCAGGGGAGAAGCTGAGCTTTTTCACACAAGTCCCAAAACAATTCAACACAAAGAATGGCCCCGGCTTGAAACACCGCCAAGCCACTCTTGATGTTGTTGAACAACTGTATAGTGATGCACGTTGGTTTTGTACGTTTGATTCGTGGCCGTCTGATGAAGACGAGTTTTTGCGTTTCTGTGCGTTTTTGTTTGATGAGCTTTGTTTGCTAGTTGAGAAAAAGAGCTCCCCAGGATATCCGGCGGTTTGGGAAGGTATTTCTACCAACCGTGAGCTGCTGGAGAACCCGCGCGCTCGAGCTCAGGCCCAGTTTCGTTTCGTTGAATTGTGCAGATGTTTGAGGCATGGCGTGAGCCTGCCGAAACCTGTTGTGCGATTGTTTGTGAAACCTGAGCCTCACAAGATTGAGAAAATCCGAGATGGCAGGCTTCGTTTAATTTGGTCGATTCCGTTTGAGTATCAGCTCATTCACCGACTGTTTTTCGGGCCGAGCCTCGCCGCGGAGCTAGCTAATTTCCGTTCAATACCTACGAAGGGCGGGATGAGTTGGTGCCACGGTGGAGCACACCAGATCTATTCGACTTTATATGATCCGGGGTGTGACCAAATTGCTGATTGTGACAAGAAGGGATGGGATTTATCCGCTGCTGCCTGGACCATTGAGATGGAAAGGGACAGCAGGTGGCGGCTTTGTGTGAACCCGAACGTTGTGTGGAAACACGCGTTTTGGGCCTGCTATGAGTCGCTGCTTCTTGTGCGAGTTATCTTTTCAGATGGGACTATGTGTGAGCAGAAATCCCCCGGTATTGTGAAATCTGGTTCTATGATTACGCTTTCCGGAAACTCGCGAATGCAGGTGATTTTGAAAGTTTTGTTCTGCATAGAGACGGTTGGCTACTTCGATGAGGAGAAGCACCGGATCATTGCAATCGGTGACGACTCGCTAGAACGAATGCGCGGGTTGGATCCGAAAAAGTACGAGGAGTGGCTTGTGCATTATGGCTATACGTGTAAAGAGATTTCCGTTGGTCCATTAAAGACACGCACTTTTTGTTCGCACACATTTTTGTACCATCGTGGTGTGTACGTGCCGATTCCGGTGAACTGGGATAAGCATAGGTATGCGCTGTGTTACAAGGAACAAGGGAAACTCCAGTTCTTTGGCGAACAACTCTTCTCCCTGTCTTTTGAATATTGCTTTGACGACGAAAAGTTTGGTGAGTTACGAAAAGCTATGCTTTTGCGAGGTGAAATATCCAAGTGTTGGTCTCAGGAGCTGTTACAAAGCTTCATGTCTGGCCAAGAAGCTAGCGCGCATCCAACTCAAGTCGTTTCCCAAGATTTTGAGCGCACATTCCAAATGGCCTTGGACGGGTCGTTGTTGCGCTCTTTTGATCAAGTCCGTGGTTTGAAGTTTCCGCCAGCTCCGCGTCTGGTGGGAGTGGAAGAGAATCCAGGGCCCGACTTTTTGCTTGTGTTGCGCATCATTTCGATGTTTGTCGCGGCTATGGCGATCGACGGTTTCTTTGGACCTGTTGTGCGCGATGCGACGGAATTGTGGTTGTTGGAATTGCTGCTTCTATTTGGCCTACTACTTGTGGTGGGCCAGGTGTTGCAGCTTGAACATGTTCATCCACTTTGTAGTTCGCTGCTTGTGTTAGCTTTATTGCTCGTACAAGTTGTGAACCCGACGCTCGCGTGTGAAACCACGCGTGTTTCCGCGTATGAATTGTTTGCCACGGATACTATCCAGTGGGTTGAACGTGTTCAAGCGCCCTTTGGTTTCCCATCTGAACCGCTTACAGGAGCAGGTTTAGCTGTTTTAGGCTCTGAGCTTAAAAGTTGGAAACGTCATCTCAAGTTCGGCGAGCCAAGTTACAAACCTTCAAAAGGTCGACGCTTGCCTCACTACATTTCAGCCAATTCATCAAGCTTGCCCGAGAAATCGCAGAGCGCTGCTGTTGTTGTTGCCGAGATGCAGAAGAAGAAGAATGGAGGAGGATTGAAGAAAGGGACAAAAACAGAGGTGGTCGTCATCAAGGGAGGGATCCCGCGTCAACGACCGAAATTCACCCCAAAGAAGCAGAAGCGGCCAAACCGGATGAACCTGCCTGGTGGCGGGCGGAACGGTATGGATCGCACCGTGGTGAGTGGCTCGGATTATATCCAAGCGCTGCATGTGACAGGCCCAGCTTCGGCAGGGCAGCAAATTTTGGAGCAACCAGGACAGGTGCTCTACAAAGTTCAGTTGCAGCCATTCAAGATGATTCCAAATTCGCGGCTGAAGAAGATGATGGACTTGTTTGAGAAGTGGAAAGCGCTCGAGTTCGAGTTTGAAATCCGCTCAAACATGGCCGACACCAACAGTGGCACCGTGCTTTGTGTGTACGAGCCCAATGCGTTGGAAGTTGTGCCTGATGTCACCGTCGGAACGGCCGCTGAGGATCAGAAATCCCTGAGCAAGTATGAGGCCCACAGCAATGTGAAAATCATGCAGATGTCCAAGTCCAAGGACGGCAAAGGGTTTCATTTCCGGATCAACATCTCGCTGCAGAAGGGTCCGTTTGATGGTTATTACTTCAACGACCCGGATGGCAGTGAGCCATTACAAAACACTTCATTTGGTCAGTTCTTCATTATGTTGCAGGGTCCGCTGAACTGTTTGGGTTCAGCTGCCACTGGTGCCTACACTGCGTCGCAAGACATAGTGTGGGCTGATTTGCGCTGTCACTATACGATTGAGTGCAGCGTTGCATCTGATGAGAATGACACATTTCTTTCTGATCCGCCTTTTGCGACTGGCCAGATTGCCCACAACACTGGTGACTATTATTCGAATCCCCTTTCGTTGCCGATTGGGGCGAATGCGCTCACCTTTGATGAGGTCGGCTTTACTGGTTACAACGTCATCCAAGCTGTCGACAACGTGGGGTTGTTTTTTGAGCAGACAATTACCCCATCGGCGACTGATTCGCTTGCGATTACGTTTCAAGAAGGTTCGCCCGCGCGAGAGAATGGTGCATGGTTGAGTTTGCGCTGGACGGTGCAGACTGCTGACATGGGCACCACGCAATCCGGTGCGACCGAGACACACAGCTCAGGTTCCATCCCCATCGTTGTTACTCGAGGCACTACTGCTTCAACTGCAACGAACAACAGTCAAGCGCTTAGTTGGTTGATCGCTCCGGGCGATCCCACTTTTTGCGCGAAGACTGGACCATGGGTGGTTGGCACTGGAGCGTCTGCTACCTCTTCAGCTGGCTGGGCCTTTATCATCATGTGTGAAGTTCTGCCTTGGAGCGTTTTTCACCCTGGTGTGCAGCGGCGACTTGTTCGCGCTTGGGTTAAGCCTCGGAAGAGTGCTGTTGTTGAGTTGCAGGACAAAGTGAAGAGGCTGGAGCGCTCTTTGGAGCGGTCACGCGAGGAGACAAAAGAAGAGAAGAAGGACCGGACTGTGCTCGTGATTGAGGAGGAGAAATCCCCCTCTGGAGTCGCGACGCTGTCCGAACCGAAATCTATGCATTGGGCTTTGGTGGCCGACCGTTCGCGCCGTGCCGCTTCGCTCAAGGCTTGATTCAACTCACAGCTGAGGAGCTGCTGAAATGTACCTGTTTGAATTGTTTTATCCTCATAAATTCAAAAACAAACAAAAAGTGTGGGAGCCATGGGTTGACAACGGTACGCACCTGCTGATGCGCCGGAAATTCACTGCTGGTGTCCCTACGTGATCGCAAGTGTTAATTGGGTGGTTCCAATCTTTCTTGTGGTGAAAATTCAAAAATTTGAAATTCAAACAAACAACAACAAAAGAAACAAAGAAACAAAAATTGATTGGTGTTTTGTGTGTCTGTTTGCTCTTTGGTGCGCCGAAAGGTGCGCTAGAGGGCTTTTTGTGCCGCGCGCCGCATACAGGTAGTGTGGAGCTCCATCATTGGCGCGTGCTCCCGGTGTGTGAGAGAGAGTCAAGGCCTAGTGGCGAGCGCTGTGGCTAGTAACCCATCTTTGGGTGGGCCAATAGCTTCTGGAACTTTCAGTGAGG